AAATATAAACCAAAGTTTATGGCTATTATGAAAGAAATTAGAAATGAATTAATCGAAGAGTTAAAAGAGTTAGGGGTTACGGAGGTGTAACAAAATGATTAAAAGAGTAGTAACGATAACAGGTGACGTTGAGGCTTTAGGTGATAAAATTAATTATTTTATAGAAAATGAATTAATTGAAAAAGAATATGTTTCTGATGTGAAAATCATAGAAAATTATAGAAGTGCACAAACAAAAGAGTCTTATCTAGTAGGTGGAGGCACATGGACGCATTACACAGTATATTATACAGCGTTTATTTATGTAACGGAGGACTAAGCAATGAAATGGAATAAATTAACAGTAAGAGAGCTAACTAAAGAAGAACAAGAAGAGTATGGATATGAAACGTTATGGGATGGACCATTACCTGAACTTGATGAAGAAGTACTAGTAACTTACCCTTTGTCTTCCGGGAAGTTTATTAAGACATATACTGATGTGTGGATAGAATTTGATAACGGAGTAGGTTTTGAATACACGGATAATGATGTTATTTACTGGATGGAAATGCCACAATATAACGGAGAATTAGACGATTAGGAGGAAGAATGATGAATGAACAAAAATATTTAAATGTTGAAATGAGAGTAATGTTTGACGTTCCAGTAGATGAAGATTTTGATATGGATGAACTTTCAGAAGAAGATTTAAGAGAGATAGCAAACGATTATTTCTTTGAGTGTGGTGGAATTTATAAAGCTGATTATTGTGATTTTGAATTTGATATTTAATGGAGGACTAAAAATGACTAACGAAGAATTTGAAAAAGAACTAAAAAGAATTGAACAAGTTGTAACTGAATTAAGAAATAAATTGTTAGAAAGGAAGGCTGAGAAAAAGCCATATGAGGTGGAAGTGCCAGAAGATATAGGAGATTATTATTTTGTTAGTGAAATAGGAGAAATATATAAAGTAGGAAGTACAATTAGTAGCGCAACATACAAGGAGATATATGAACGTGGTTTAGCGTTCAAAACTAAAGAAGAAGCTGAACAATTCGATAAGGAACGCATATTAATAAATAAACTGAAGAATTGGGCTAAAGAACATAATGAAGGATGGAAGCCTGATTGGGGAGATTCTAATAAATATAATCATACAGTGACGTATGATTATTGTGAAAAATTTTATGTGAAATCTTATTGTTTTGTAAATTTCTTATCTAAGCTACCGTATTTCAAATCACATGAAATAGCAGAACAATTCATTGAAGAATTCGGAGATGAAATTAAAGAGGTACTTTGTTAATGAAACTGTACAAAATTACAATTAATTTCAAAAACGGAGAAAGAGCGATCTATGTTTTTGATGTTGAAACAACAAAGGATTTACTTTGGTATTTCGATAAATCAAAGGAAAATGATGAAATAGTGTATTTTGAATATGAATTAAGAGGTATAAAAATAAACCTTATGGATGTGAGCGATATTGAGTGTGAAAAGATATAGGAGGTGTATAGATGAAATATTCAAGAGATGAAGCAAAATTCTTATTAGAAAACTATAAAAATATAAAATGTGAATGTAACGACTTTCTTTTGAATTCGTACCAACCAGGAGATAAGAGTGAGGTCAGTAATCAAAAGACAGGAAGAGAAAATGAAAGAAATCTAGTTAAAAAGCTTGACGATAAGCAATATCAAGAGAATAGAAGAATTTTAAAGTGTATTGACAAATTTATGAAAAATCTTGATGTAGAGACTTACAGAATAGTTTATGCTAAGTATTTTAATAGAATGAAGAATTATGATATAGCAACTAAATACCACATGCATATTTCAACAGTTAAAAGAAGATTAAGCAGTCAGTTAGATATATTTTTAAAATTAATTAATACTGACTGATGTTGAGCCTTTTGAGCCTAAAAAACGTGGTATAATGGTAATATATGAAGTTTAGGTAGAGTCCTCCTGGAAATAGTTAATTTTTAGATTTTTTATAAGACGATGTGGAATCCAACCTTTTTATTATTAGTATTAAATCTCTACCTAAATGTATCGTATGTTTCTCTTAAAGACTAAAGACAGTGTAAAAGCTGTCTTTTTATTTTGGGCTGATTAATATAAAATATACCCCCTCCCTTAAAATATATAGCCTGTATGCTGTATATACCCTATATAAGGGGGTAGGTAAGGAGAATACCGTGAGACTTGATAAGACCGGGACACACCGTAGTGCATTTGATAAGAATAAACAGAGACTGCTTAAGACACAGAACTATTGTGGAATATGTGGTCAACAGGTTGATAAGTCTATTAAATACCCCGACCCATTAAGTCCAGTGATTGACCATATTATCCCTGTTGCTAAAGGTGGACATCCATCTGATCTAGCTAACTTACAGTTGGCACACTTCCATTGCAACAGGCAGAAGTCAGATAAGCTCTTCAGTAAGGGAAATGAGGTCAAGGAGGATGTAATAGGCAACAGAAACTTGCCAAAACTGATGGATTGGATGAATTACAAAGAAAAATAACAAAAAATAAGTAAAAAATAGCGAAAAATCGTAAAAAATGCTAAAAAACGGCAAAAAATAACAAAAAAATCAACAAAAAGCCTAATTTATCAAGGTTTTGAAAATAAATTAAAAGTGAAAATGTTGATTTATCAAGGTTTATGGGGGGAGTGACCCTCCTCACGGCTTCGGCCGACCTTCACGCCGTCACTGTACATTTTTTCTCGCGCGAAAATAACGATTAAAAGAAAGGAGTAATTTTATTGGAATATAAAGGAATTCAATACCTACGTAGAAAGCTTGCTTTGACTAATTCTAGAGTGGATTTGAGGTATAGTCAATATGCCATGAAATTCAATGATGAACAATACGGAATTACTATTCCAAAAGAACTGAGATTTCAATATAGGTCAGTCTTAGGTTGGTGTACAAAGGCCGTTGACAGTCTTGCTGATAGATTAGTGTTCAGAGAATTTGAAAAAGATGATTTCAAGGTAAATGACATCTTTAAACAAAATAATCCGGATATATTTTTTGACAGTGTGATTTTATCTTCACTTATAGCATCATGTAGCTTTGTGTATATCTCAAAAGTTGGGGAGGATATCCCACGACTTCAAGTAATTGAAGCTAGCAACGCTACAGGAATACTTGATCCTATCACAGGACTATTAACAGAAGGTTATGCAATTCTTAAAAAAGATGAAAATGGTAAAGCACTGTTAGAAGCTTATTTCACGGATAAAGAAACTGTAATTAATGATAAGAGAACAGGTCAATCAACAGTAATTGCAAATACTGCTGGTATTGCATTGTTAGTACCTGTTATTCATGCACCGGATAGCGTAAGGCCTTTTGGTAGATCAAGAATAACAAGGTCAGGAATGTACTATCAAAAACTAGCTAAAAGAACACTAGAACGTGCTGACATTACAGCTGAGTTTTACTCATTCCCTCAGAAATATGTGTTAGGAATGGATTCTGATGCTGAACCTCTTGAAACATGGAAAGCAACTATATCTAGCATGTTACAAATTACATCAAGTTCAGATGGTGACAAACCAACAGTAGGACAATTTACTACTCCGTCAATGTCTCCGTTCACAGAACAACTAAGAACAGCTGCAGCTTTATTTGCTGGAGAAACTGGACTTACACTTGATGATTTAGGTTTTATTTCTGATAATCCGTCTTCTGTAGAAGCTATTAAAGCAAGTCATGAAAATTTAAGACTTGCTGGAAGAAAAGCACAACGATCAATAGGAAGCGGACTTTTAAACGTTGCATACGTTGCTTGTTGCTTAAGAGATGATTTTAAATATAATCGTGGTCGATTTATTGACACCGTGCCAAAATGGGAACCATTATTTGAGGCTGACGCTAATATGCTTACTTTAATTGGTGATGGTGTTATTAAACTTAATCAAGCATTACCAGGTTATATTGATTCTAATGTGATTAGAGATTTAACTGGTATTAAAGGAGATATGAACGCTAAACCTAAAATAGAGGAAGTAGAACAAAAAACTACTAACTCAGAGGATAAGCAACAAAATAGAATCATTTCTACATATGAAATCACTTCTTTATTGAATAACTACCAAAAAGGAGTACTTTCAAAAGAAAATGGAATTCTTTTACTAACCTCAACTGGAATGAGTAAGCAAGAAGCGGAAGCAATGATTAATAAAACGGAAGTCTTGGAGCAGGTAAATGAGTAATGATCTATTAGGACGTATTACTCAAACGTTCGAGAAACGCTTAAATAAATTAAATATTAAAGCAACCTCCTATGAGGATGTTAATGATTATGCAGTGGCTTTAGGAGAAATCCTAACCACTGCTTTTAATATCCATATTACTGAAAATCCTGGAGAGATTATTGAACAAATTCTTAATGACAGATTAAAAGAGAATCATAGGTTGATTACTGATTTTGGTAGAATGGTTCAAGATATTTTGAATAAACAAGCTAAAATTGGCTTGGAAGCTCAAATACCTGAAGTAAATCAAAGTAGAATAGATGGTTTAGTTGGCAAAATAACAGAGGGAGATTTTGAACAGTCAAAATGGTTGTTAGGTTCTCCTATTGTTAACTTTAATCAGTCTGTTGTAGATGATATGGTTCGTAAAAACGCTGAATTTCATTTTCGTTCTGGAATGAGTCCGAAAATCATTAGGAAAGAAGTAGGGAACTGTTGCAAATGGTGTAAAAATTTAGTTGGTACATATAAATACCCAGATGTACCGAAAGACGTATATAGACGACATAGAAATTGTAGGTGTACGGTTGAATATATCCCTAAAAAAGGTATAAGGCAAGATGTTCACACTAAAAAAGTTAAACATGAAACAAAAGAAGAAGTGAAGGAATTACCTTATGTAAGTGTGACAAACGAATGGTTGAAAAGTTTCAGTAGTAAAGCAAAAGTTTTAGAGCAAAAATTTTGGGAAGAAAACGGAGTTAGATACACTCTAGATGATCCTAATGTTAATTTGAATCCTTCAAAATCTGAATATCATGTTGCTAGGTGGATAACAAAAAATCTTGGTAAGGATATTACATTAGTTCCTACAGTATCAGGTAAATATGTGGGTGTACGAACTCCTGATTACTTAATTAATGGTGAAAGATTTGACTTGAAAGAGTTAGAAGGTAATGGGAAAAATACTGTAGATACACGAGTACATAAATCAAAAGGACAGACAGAAAATTTTATTTTTGAGTTGTCTAAAACGGATATGTCTATTGAGGAATTTAAAAGACAGTTATATGATGTTTATCTTTTAAAAAAAAGAAAAATAAATACATCTATTGTAATTAAAGATGATAAATTAATTGATATTTGGCAAAAAAAAGAATAGTACCCGCTCTCCAGTGGGAATGCGGTTACTATTTCTATTTAATATCATTATATCATGTTTTTAAATAAAATACAACATTTTGTCCTGCCGTATGACAAAAAACTAGGCAGATTGGAAAGGAGCGACTGAATGACAAAGAAATTTGGTAAACAAACTCCTACTCAATCGGTGATTTTAAACTATAACGAAAGTAGATATCAAGAAGCTGTAGATCTATATCAAAGAACAGGATTATTAATTTACGATTGGCAGTTGTATCTTTTAAAAGACATCATGGCAGTTGATGAAGAAGGACTGTGGACGCATCAGAAATTTGGCTATTCGTTGCCACGTCGTAATGGTAAGACTGAAATTGTATATATTCTTGAGATTTGGGCCTTACATCAAGGAATCAATATTTTACATACAGCACATAGAATTAGCACCTCTCATTCATCTTTTGAAAAGGTTAAAAAATACCTTGAGAGGATGGGATATGTAGACGGAGAGGATTTTAATTCTATACGTGCTAAAGGTCAAGAAAGAATTGAACTATATTCAACTGGTGGAGTTGTTCAATTTAGGACTAGGACTAAAAATGGTGGACTTGGTGAAGGTTTCGATTTAATGATAATCGATGAGGCACAGGAATATACGATTGAACAAGAATCTGCTTTGAAATATACAGTAACGGATAGTAAGAACCCTATGACAGTTATGTGTGGGACACCTCCTACACCAGTTTCAATAGGAACTGTTTTTACTAAATATCGTGAAGCTTGTCTATTCGGGAAAAGTAAATATTCCGGATGGGCAGAGTGGTCTGTAGAAGACGAAAAAGAAATAGACGATGTTGAAGCTTGGTACAATTCGAATCCATCGTTAGGATATCACCTAACTGAAAGAAAGATTGAAGCTGAGCTTGGTGAAGATAAGCTAGATCACAATGTTCAACGTCTTGGTTTTTGGCCGTCGTTCTCTCAAAAATCTGTAATCAGTGAGAGGGAATGGGACGGTCTTTTATTGTCTGAAAAAGTAGATTTTAAAGGCAAGTTGTACGTTGGTGTTAAATACGGGAATGACGGAACTAATGTAAGCATGAGTATTGCTGTTAGGACTAATGATGAACGTATTTTTATTGAAACCATTGATTGTCAAAGTTTAAGAAATGGGAATATGTGGCTGATTAACTTCTTGAAAAACGCTGATGTAGCAAACATCGTTGTGGACGGTGCAAGCGGTCAGAAGATGTTAGAAGAGGAGTTAAAAGACTACAAAATAAGAAATATTATCTTACCAACTGTTAAGGAGATAATCACAGCTAACTCAGTTTTTGAACAAGGTATATTCCAAAAGACTATTTGTCACAACGGTCAACCTTCACTTAGAAAAGTAGCTACTAACTGTGAAAAACGTAGCATCGGGACTAACGGTGGTTTTGGATATAAATCACAGTTTGATGATATGGATATTTCGTTATTGGATAGTGCATTGCTTGCACATTGGGCTTGTCATTCTATCAAGCCTAAGAAAAAACAAAGGATAAGCTATTAATTAGCTTAAATTACCGAACGGACGGGTAATCCGGATATAAGGAGATTTAAAATGACAGAATTTAAAGCAATTGAAACTCAAGAACAATTAAATGCGATTATCAAAGCAAGATTAGATCGTGAGAAAGAAAAGTATGCTGATTATGATCAATTAGCAGAAAAAATTAAAAAATTAGAGACGGAAAATACAAGCTTGAAACAAACTATCACTGACAAAGAAACAAGTGAAAGCACAAGCCTTACTAGAATTTCGGAGCTTGAAAAAGATGTGACTACTTGGAAACAAAAGTCGCTTAAGCAACAAATCGCTATGAAAAACGGATTACCGTTTGACTTAGCAGACAGATTACAAGGTGATAGTGAGGAAAGCTTGAATGAAGATGCTGAACGTCTAGCATCGTTAGTTAATGTAAAAAATTATACACAGCCGTTAGCAGATAAAGAACCTAATTTTGAATCAAAAGGAACAGATGCTGCGTGGCGTGATGTTGTTAAAAATTTAAAATAAAAGGAGAATAAAACATGACAGAATCAACAGCAATGAAACAAGGGACTTTATTTAGTCCAGAATTAGTAACAGAAATTATGAGTAAAGTGCAAGGTCGTTCAACACTTGCAAAATTAGCAAATCAACAACCTATTCCATTTAATGGGACAGAACAATTCATCTTCAATTTAGAAGGTAATGCACAAATCGTAGGAGAAGGTGGACTTAAAGGAGCAGGAAAAGCTGTAATTACATCAAAAGTAATTAAACCTTTAAAATTCGTATATCAAGCACGTATTACAGATGAATTTAAATATGCTTCTGATGAGAAGAAATTAAACTTCTTAAAACACTATGCTGATGGATTTGCTAAGAAAATAGCAGAAGCATTTGATATCGCTGCTATTCACGGTTTAGAACCAAAATCTTTAGAAGATGCAAGTTTTAAAGATACTAACTCATTTGATGGATTAGTAACTGGAAATGTTGTGACTTATAACGCTACAAAAGTTGATGACAATATCGATGATGCAGTTCAAGCTATTGTTGCGACTGACAATGAAGTAACAGGAATTGTAATGTCTCCGGTTGCTGGGCAAGCTATGTCTAAGGTTAAAGTCAATAATGTAGTACAATACCCTGAATTTAGATTCGGGCAACGTCCAAATAATTTCTTTGGTATGGATCTAGATATCAACAAAACTTTAACAGCACAAAGTGGAAAAGGTAAGAAAAACCACGCTATCGTTGGGGATTTTCAAAATAGATTTAAATGGGGGTATGCTGAAAACATTCCTATGGAAATTATCGAATACGGAGATCCAGACGGAACAGGACGCGATTTAAAAGCATACAATGAAATCTTATTGCGTACTGAAGCATTCATTGGATGGGGAATTCTTGACGAAAAAGCATTTGCTCGTGTAGAAGAAGCTTAGGAGGTAGTCTATGAATAAATATAGACATAAAAAAACTGAAGTAGAAATTATAATCGAAAGTGAGATCGCTGGAGATTGGGAGTTTGTAGAAGAAGTTGTAGAAGAAGTTAAAACTCCAACTAAAAAAACTAAGTCAGAGGAATCTGACAAAGAATAGAGGTGTAATATGACTACACTTGAACCATTTGCTACTGTTGAAGATTTAGATACACTATGGAGAAGTGTTGAAGGTCATGAAATTGGACGTTCTGAGGAGCTTTTAAAAACAGTTTCTCACGTTCTACGTGTTGAAGCTAAGAAAGTCAATAAAGATTTAGATTTACTGGTTAAAGCGGACGAAAGTTATTCTTATTTAGTAAAATCGGTCGTTGTTGACATTGTAGCAAGAACTCTCATGACTTCAACAAATCAAGAGCCTATGACTCAATTTGCTGAGTCGGCCCTTGGTTATTCTGTTTCCGGTTCGTTTCTAGTACCTGGAGGCGGACTATTCATAAAAGACAGTGAGTTAAAACGTTTGGGATTTAAAAAACAGAGATATGGAGTGATAGAATTCTATGACTATACTTAAGGGAATAGATATAGTTTTAATCGATAAAATTCAAGGTGAAGTTGATGAATTTAACAATCCCATTTTTGTTGATAAAGAAATAGTTGTCAAGAATGTGTTAGTAGCACCTGTGAAAACTGAAGACGTTGTAAACATTGTAAATCTAACTGGGAAAAAGGCTGAATACTTGCTAGGAATACCTAAGGGAAATCAGAATACATGGGAAAACAGAGAAGTTATGTTTTTCGGTAGGAAATGGAAGACTATAGGTATTCCTCAAGAGGGTATTGAATCTATGATTCCGTTAAGTTGGAATAAGAAAGTAATGGTAGAACGCTATGAGTAAAAAGTTTGAATTAAATTACAGAGGTGTAGCAGAACTCATGAAAAGTCCTGAAATGGTTGCTATCTTGAAGGAAAAAGCTAAAGGAATTCAAGAAAGAGCCGGAAGTGGATATGAAACTAGCACATATGTAGGTAAAAACAGAGCGAACGTTAGTGTTAAGACTAAAACTAGTAAAGCTATCAGAGACAACAATAAAAACAATACTCTATTAAAGGCAATGAGATAATGATTGAATTAATAGTTAAGAATTATTTGTCAAAACATCTTGAAATACCTATCATTTTTGAACATCAAAAAAACTTACCTAAACGATATATTTTAATTCAAAAAACTAGTGGAAAAAGAGAAAACTTACTAAAAGAATCAACAATAGCAATTCAAAGTTATGCTGAATCATTATTTGAAACGGCAAAATTAAATGAAAAAATTAAGGATCTAATGTACGACTTGATAATGGTGGATGAAGTGTCAAAAGTTAGTTTAAATAGTGATTACAATCATACTGATTTTGAGACTAAACAATATCGTTATCAAGCCGTATTTGATATTTATTACTATTAAAAAGGAGAATAAACAATGGCGGACGTAACAAAAGTAACATCGGCAAAACCTAAAATTGGTGGAGCTATTTATTCTGCACCATTTGGAACATTACTTCCAACTGATGCGACTGCAACGTTAAATCCTGCGTTTAAAGCGTTAGGATATATTTCAGAAGATGGACTAACTAACGAAAATACAGCAAGTACTGAGAATATAAAAGCGTGGGGAGGAGATATCGTTGATACTGTGCAAACAGAAAAAACTGATAAATTCACTTACACTTTAATTGAATCATTAAACATTGATGTGTTAAAAGAAATTTACGGAAAAGAAAATGTAACTGGAGATGTAACAACTGGGATTACGATTAAAGCTAATACTAAGGAATTAGAACAACACTCAGTTGTAATTGAAATGGTGCTAAAAGGTGGTATTTTAAAACGTATTGTAATTCCTAACGGTAAAATCGGGGAAGTAGGAGAAATCAAATATACTGATTCTGAAATGGTCGGTTTTGAAACTACTTTAAATGCATTCCCTGATTCAGAAGGAAATACACACTATGAATATATCAAAAAAAAATAAAGATAGGAGATAAGTAGATGAAAAAATTAACAGGTGTCACTAAGTCGGGATTTACTTATTCGATTTTAGAAAAAAATGTAAGAAACTATGAATTAGTAGAAGCATTAGGGGAGTTGGAAACAAATCCTCTTGCATTACCTCGTGTAATGAATCTATTACTAGGTAAAGAACAAGCTCAAAAATTAAAGGATCATTTGAGAGATGAAGACGGTGTTGTAGATACTGAACAAATCACATCAGAACTTAAAAATATTTTTGAATCTCAAAAACGATTAAAAAACTAGTAATCCTTGCTAGTATGTTGAGTACTGATGAAGATGCTGTAATTTGTGATTTAGCTGAAACTTATCAAATATATGATTACAAAGATATGCCACCAGATAAGGTGGCTATTTTTTGTAATGGTTTGAGAGAAGATTCTAGAATCAAAATGAAAATGACAGGCCAAAAAGTAAAGTTAGATACCATGTTATTAGCTTCTACGGTTGACAAATTAAGTCTACTAGTGTGGACGAAAACAAAAGACGGTCAAAAGGGAAGAAATAAACCTACGTCACTTGTTGAAAGTATCAATAAACCTGTTAAGGTTAAGGAAGAATTAGTATTCACAACTGGTGAGGAATTCGAAAGAGTAAGAAATAAAATATTGAGGGAAGGAGGATAATATGGCAACAAATTTAGGTAAAGCGTATGTTCAAATTATGCCTTCCGCTAAAGGGATATCGGGAATGATATCAAAAGAATTAGACGGAGAAGTTTCAAGTGCTGGAAAGAGTGCTGGAAATAGTCTAGTTTCAACAATTAAAAGTGCGGTAGTTGCAGCTGGAATAGGTAAGTTATTTGCATCTTCACTTATGGAAGGTGGGAAACTTCAACAGTCTTTAGGTGGTGTGGAAACACTATTTAAAAACAACGCCAATATGGTTAAGCAGTATGCTAATGAAGCTTACAAAACTACAGGATTATCTGCTAACGCTTATATGGAGACTGTAACAGGTTTTAGTGCCAGTTTACTTCAATCTTTAGGTGGAGACACAGCAAAAGCAGCTAAGGTTGCAAATACTGCCATGGTTGATATGGCGGATAACTCAAATAAGATGGGAACATCTATGGAGCTTATCCAAAACGCTTATCAAGGATTCGCAAAACAAAACTATACCATGCTGGATAACTTGAAATTAGGTTATGGCGGGACTAAGCAAGAAATGCAACGACTATTAGCAGATGCACAGAAATTGACAGGTGTTAAGTATGATATTAACAATCTATCAGATGTGTATGAAGCTATTCACGTGATTCAAAAAGAATTAGACATCACAGGGACTACTGCTAAAGAAGCATCAACAACACTACAAGGATCATTTGCTAGTATGAAAGCTGCATTCCTTAACTTATTAGGTAAGTTGTCGCTTGGGCAAGATATTAAGCCTTCATTACAAGCACTAGCAACTACAACAACTACATTTTTAGTAGGTAATTTCTTACCGATGGTTGGTAATATTTTGAAAGGTTTGCCAACTCTCGTGATAGGTGCATTCTCTGGACTTGCTGAACAATTAAGAGGAGTCCTCGGAGATGAAGTCGTCAATAAGATACAGGGGTATTTAACGAAAGTATCTGGTGCTGTAGATTCGTTCATAGAAGTTTTAACTGGTAAACTTTCAACAGCACAAGGAATTGACCTTATGAAATCTCTTGGAATTGATGAGGGTACTGCGAACACGATAGTAACCATTGCTGACAATATTCGAACAGCGTTTCAAAATATTTGGCAAGCTATAAAAAATGTAGGAGCAATTGTTGGAGAGTTTATTGGTGACTTGTTAGGAATTAATGATACTGAAAGTAGTGTAACTTCTTTAGGAACAGCATTTGAGAGTGTAAGTAGTGTGATTAAAGAAGTTTCACAATGGATTAAAGATTTCACAACCTTCTTAAGAGAAAATGAGATTGCTATGTCTTTAACTAAAACTGCATTAGCTAGTCTTTTAGCTGGATTCCTTGCTTTAAAGGTTATTAATACTATTAAAACTTTATTCTCAGGTTTTCAAATTGCTTTAACTGCTGTAAGAACAGCAATGATAGCTTTCAACGCTACATTGATAGCTAATCCGATCACTGCGATAATTGTGGGTATTACTGCGGTTATTGCTGCTTTGACATGGTTCTTTACAAAGACTGAAACTGGGAAAGCTATATGGCAAGGTTTCGTTGACTTTATAAAACAAGCATGGAATGGGGTTGTAGAATTCTTTAGCGGTATATGGAGTGGAATTACAACCGGAGCGACTACTTTATGGACAGGAATTCAAGCCGTTTGGGCAGTTGCTGTAGAAGAAATAAAAGCTATATGGCAAGGTGTAACAGAGTTTTTCTCTAGTTTATGGACTGGAATTAAAGAAGGAGCTTCAACAGCTTGGACTTTCATTACAACATCCATTACTGCCATTGTTCAACCTTTTATTGATGCTTTTTTAAACGGTTGGGAAATCTTAAAAACTGGACTAACAGCTGTTTGGGAAGGTGTCAAAATGGTAATTCAAGGTGCTTGGGAGTTCATAAAAGCAATTGTGATGGGAGCTGTACTGATTGTTATTGATTTAGTAACAGGTAATTTTTCAAAACTTAAAGAAGACTTACAGCTTATTTGGGAAGCTATAAAAGCAGCGGTCCAAATGGTTTGGGAAGGTATAAAAACTGTTGTAATGGCGATAGTTACTACTTTTATAGCTTTATTAAAACAAGCTTGGGAAGACTTTAAAACAGGGTTAATACAAATCTGGAATTTCTTATCAACAACCGCTTCTACTATATGGAATGCTATCAAGTCTGCTGTGACAACAATTGTAACTGGACTAGTTAATGGAATAAAAGCTTTGTGGGAAGGATTTAAGTCTTTCTTCACAACGCTAATAAACACTGTACAAAGCATTGCTGTAAATACTTGGAATTCTATAAAATCAAGTGTAACTAGCATTATTCAAAGCTTGGTCAATGCTGCTCAAAATGCTTGGAATAACTTTAAAAATGGTGTTCAAAACTTAGTAAATACTGTAAAAAACATCTTCAATACATTAAGAAGTATAAATCTTTGGGAAGCAGGTAGTGCTATTATGAGAAGTTTCTTAAATGGATTAAAATCAGTTTGGGAAAGCGTAAAAGGATTCGTTAGTAGCATAGCTGGATGGATTCGTGACCATAAAGGGCCTATAGAATTAGATAGAAAACTACTTATTCCTGCTGGTACTGCTATTATGGAAAGTTTAGATGAAGGACTTACAGATAAGTTTGAGTCAGTTAAAAAAACAGTTAGCGGAATGGCTGGAGACATTAACAAAGCTTTCACAAGTGAAATGACAGATTTTGAAGTAGGTGCAAATGTATCTAAAAACTTACAAATTGATGATATGAGTAAAGCGGACTTCTCTGTGGGAGATAAGGATAATGATGTGATTAAAGCATTAGAAGTTGTTCAAGATTTATTAAAAGATATTTCAAACAAAGATTTCAATACTTATTTAGATGGTGAGATAATGGCTAAAAATTCATATGATAGACAAATGAGTTTTGTTAGAAGGGAGGGAATTTAATGGTTAAGATTAATAATGTAATTTTACCCCCTAAAGACTATGTGTTAGTTGATGGTGGAGAGATTCAAGTAGCAAAAAAACGCGTTTCAGAAGAAAGTGAAATATACGGTGCTAACGGTACTTATGTAGTTCATGACGGAGCTTTTAAGAGTCAAGAACGTGTCTTGAAATTCTCTGCTGTTAACTTTGCTAAAGTTGTTGAATTGAGTAATTTGTTTAATGATTTTGATAATGAAATAGAGTTTGACTACTTGAAATTGTCAAGATACTATGCTGATTTGATTGATATTACTTATAGTAAAAATGGTAAGTCAAGATGGAGTGTTAACGTTAAATTGAGATTTAATCCGTTCAGATATACTACTGAAAATACTGAGACTAAGCTTACAACAAGAGGAACTATTAATAATATAGGAAATGTTTTTTCAGAACCTATCATTGAAATAGAAGGTAGTGGAGAAGTAAGTTTAACAATAGGTGTTCAGTCTATGTTTTTAAATTTAGATAGTAAAGCTATTATCGATTGTAGACACAGAAAACAAAATGTTTACGATAAAAACAAAGTTGTGAAAAATTCAATCCGTAAAAAAGGTGGCTTCTTTGAAATACCACCAGGCTTACAAGGTGTAGCAACTAATGGAAATGTTACTAGCATAAAAATAAAAGGTAATTGGAGGTGGAGAGTATGATTTATTTAAAAGAGGGACAAATCCCTCTTAATTTTGCTTATAATGATGAAATAATACAAGAAGGAAACAGCAAATATCAATTAAGTTTCAAATTTCCAACTAATAATCCATCGTGGGAGGAGCTAGTAGAAGAAACACTATTACTTGCTGACGACTTGCACGGTGAACAGGAATTTATCATATTTGAGGTGGAGAAGCACCACGCTTATATTACAGTTTATGCAAATCAAGTAGCTACATTATTAAATAATTACTCTATTACTGAATTGAGTGTAAATAATGCTAGTGGTGACAGAGTAATGAGAAGTCTTGTGAGCAGTATAATTCGTGAACATAAGTTTACATTCTCTTCTGATATAGCAAACACTCATAGTTTGAATTTAAAGAATGTGACAGTAGCAAATGCATTATTTAAGGATAAACACTCTATAATAGGTCAATGGGGTGGAGATTTAATCAGAGATAAGTATGATATTAGATTACTAAGTAATGGCGGTACTAACAAAGAAGCGTTATTCATGTATAAAAAGAATCTAAAGTCATACCAACAAAAAAAATCAATTAAGGACTTAAGAACAAGAATTCATTTTACAAAAACTATCAACTCTCAAAAAGAGGGAGAAAAGGATAAAGTAATTGCTGTTACTGTAGATAGTCCGTTGATAAGTAAGTATAAAAACATTTATGAAGGTAACTTAGATGTAAGTGATCAAGATGTTACTGATGAAGCTACATTACGAAAATACGGTGAACAATATTTTAAAACTACATTGTGTGATGTGATTGAAGAGAATATTGAAATATCAGTTCTGGGTACTCCGGATGAACCGGTCCAGATATTCGACACCGTAACCATTTTCTATGAAAAATACAATTTAGATGTTAAAAAGAAAATCACAAAATACACTTACGCTCCTATGGGTCGTAAGCTAAAAACTATTGGCTTTGGTAAGATTCAATCTAATTTAGGAACTACGCTAGCAACCATGGTTGACAACGCTATAGAAGAAAAAGCTGAAACTATGCTTGATGCATTTAAACTTCAGAAGAATTTAGCACAGCTGCTGAAACTTGATAGAAAAGGTATTGAAGATAAACTTGTCGAACTTGAAGAAAAATCAAAAGGTGCATTAGAAGTCAAAAAAGCCTTATTCGAAGCTGACGGAACTATTCCTGATGTTGTTAAAGCTAAAATACTTGATGCAGTTGAGGGAGATATAGGAAGATTAAAAACTATAATCACTGAAGCTGAATTAATTAAGGCAATTCAAGCAAAATTAAATTATGCTGATATCAAAAATGCACTTATTGATAAAGCTTTTATTAATCAAATAATATCTGATGAAAAATTCACTCAACAATTTGAAGATGGCCAGGTTACAACACAAAATATTTTTACAAAACTTAAAGATAGCATTAAGTCGAACATTTCAAAAGAGTTTGTGACTAAGGACGGTGTGAGAAAGTTAGTAAATGATTTAACTATTGATGCTGACGGAATACGACAGATTACACAACAGGAAAGCTCTAAGGTATTTGAAACTAAGAAGTCTCAATTACAAGGTGTTAATTCATATATTCACAAGAAATACAGCGACTACCCCGACGGTCGTAACATGAGTGACAACTCAACACTTAAATATATAGGAATATACACAGGTGACAAACAACAAGCACCTACTAACGCTAGTGAGTATAGTTGGACTAAGATTAAGGTAGACGGTAAGTTATACAAGGCTTATTCTAACAGCTTAAACGGTACTGATTTTACACTAGTTGAACCAGATGAAAACGCTAAGTTGTTCGCTAAAAATAGACCACGTGTGAATATTGTCAACGATAATGATATTAGCGATATATGGCAAGCTAACATGTTTTTAAGCTTTAAACCAAATACTAAATATACGTTGACAGCTAGAGCTAAAGGAAACAGTAATAAGTTGTGGGCTTATTTTAGAAATAATAGGACTAGTGAGGAGTACAGCTGGGGTCAACTGGAATTCAGAGGACTGGAAACTAAGTCAATCACATTCACAACTACTAACGATGTTGAGGATGTGTTATTTAAGTTTGTGTTAGTTCCGGAAGATGAAGATTGGACAGGGATTCAGATTGATTGGTTCACAATTTATGAAGGTGATAAGAGATATACTGACTATCCTGTTGATGAACCAGCACAGTATCACAAATATCGTTATTTCGGTTATGTTTTTAAAGAAGGTACACCAATAGCAAGTGACTTTGAATGGTTTGATTTACAACAAACATCAATTACTAACGATAAATATACTCACATAGTCTATTCAGATAATGCTGATGGAAGTAATTTTGGTCGTGAACCTAAGAAGTACATGGGAGTTGCAAGGACTACATCTCCAGCACAACCTACAGATAAGACTGCTTATAAGTGGTTTAAGGTAACAGGAGAAGACGGAAGAGATGGTGTGGACGGTAAGTCGATTAATAGAAACTATATAACTGATAGTGATAAATTAACTAACATAAATTCGGGTGGAACAAACTGGGAAAAAACAGTTGAAAACGGAACTTTAGTCTTTACTAAAGTTAGAGCTACTGAAGGTACTGGTATTTGGACTCAAATTATGCCAATTTTGAAAGATAATTTTCAGAATGAAGTATTGACATGGAGTGTGGATGTTAAGGCGAGTAAAAATATTTCTTTTAACAATGTAGGACAAGAAACTAACGGTTTTAAAGGAAGAGTAGATTTAACTACTAATTGGCAAAGAATATCACACACATTTACAAATAGATATACACAACACTACGCTTTTGTATTTTATCAAATGATAGGGACATGTTCACCCGGAGATAAAGTTTATGTACGTTTACCTAAACTTGAAAAAGGTAATGTAGCAACAGAATGGTCACCAGCTTACGAAGACTTGAGAGGTAGGGACGGTGTAAGTAACTATATTCATAGAAAGTACAGTGACTATTCAAATGGTGCTAATATGAGTGATAATTCTAACTTGAAATACATTGGAATATACACAGGAACAAGCCCAACACCACCAACAACAGCAAGTAGTTATTTGTGGAGTAAAATCAAAGGTGAAGACGGAGCAAACGGTATACCTGGAGCAAAAGGTGCTGATGGAAGAACGCCTTATTTTCACACAGCATACGCTAATAGTCCTACTGGAGACAGAGATTTTAGCACAACAAACAGCAACGATAAACTATATATAGGAACTTACAGCGATTTTGAGATTGCTGACAGTACTGATTATCGTAGGTATAAATGGGTGAAGATTAAGGGAGAAAATGGACGTAACGGAAATAATGGTCGAGACGGCGTAAGTAGTTACATCTACCGTAAGTACAGCGACAACGCCAACGGGTCACCGATGAGTGATAACTCAAGTCTAAAGTATATAGGTATTTATACCGGTACTAGTGCAACAGCTCCAACAACACCGTCAGCTTACACTTGGAGTAAAATTAAGGGTGAAGATGGTCAACAAGGTGTGCCAGGTGCTCGAGGATCAGATGGTAGAACTAGTTATTTACACACGGCTTATGCTAATAGTGCGACAGGAGAACATGATTTCAGTACCACTAATAGTAACGGCAAGGAATACATCGGGACTTACACTGATTTTGAAATTAATGACAGTAACGATTATCGTCGTTATAAGTGGGTTAAGATTAAAGGTGAGAATGGACGTAACGGGACAGATGGTCACACACTTACAGCTAACCTAAGGCTAGAAGGTGGCTACTTAAATAACGTAACGAACGACGTTAAAGCTTATTTAGATGTGTTTTACGATGGCCAGAAGATAACTGATGGATTTAATGCTCGGGTAAAATTCAAGGGTGGTATTCAAAATACGTGGAGTAATTTTTGGGATGCAAAAGTCGACAATACAGGATTTTTAACCAACGTAAGCTGGGGGAACAAGGAACAGCCTTATCCTATAGCGTTAGAATTAATTGCTCTAGTAACTTACAAAAATTTAAATACAGTTTCTAACGCAAGGCTAGACAACTTGCCAGATGTTAGGTTGATTAATGAGACTGTTAAGAAATACAAAACTTTTGAAAGCACACTAGAAGGATTTACTTCCGTTGTAGGTGAGATTGATACTAAAGTCTTCTCTAAATCTTATTTCAAAAACAACCTTAATAGTGAAGATGTTGAGAAAACAGGTAACGATTTATATTTTAACACTAAAGAAAATTTAGTAGCTAACGAGTATTACACGATTTTAGCTGATTTAGATAATGTTCCAGCTAATCAACAAGCTTACATCTATAGTGCGAGTGATGGTGGGGATAAAAAAACAATTCAGAACGGGTTAAATTACTGGGTTGTGAAATACACAACTAATCAAACTAGAATCAATCTATACCCATTAGGAACCAACACTAAAGTCAAGAATGTAAGAATTTACAAGGGTGATTTTAGGGTTAAAAAAGATGATGAACGAGAAAACTTATATAGTGATTATGGGCATGATGATAAAGGTTTTCTTCATTTGATTTTAAATAAAAATAAAATTAACGGGAATGTTTATTTAGTAAAATTTGATGCTTCTAATTTTTCTAATGGTGCTAGATGGGATGTATATAACCGTGTGGGATACAATCAAGAAAACTTAACTCAAGTTTTTAAAACTAAAGATAATGAATTTACATTCACTATCAATGACAATACAACTGCTGACAGAATGTATTTGAGAATTGCTGCGGGAACTAGTCCTGATATTTCTAACGTTGAAATATACGACGTTACTTTAGGCTATGCTAAGAACAAAGAAGTAAGTAAGCTTGAAAGTTCAATTAAACAAACTAAAGATGAAATAGATTTAAAAGTTAGTAAAGATAACGTAATAGCAGCTATTAATGCTAGTGTTGAGACAACAGGAGAAGGACCTGCTCAAGGTGTGGTTAAAATCAACGCTGATAAGGTTGATATAAGAGGTGTGTTGAGTGCTTATACTGGATTAATAGGTGGATTTAGGATAGGTAGAAATCCTAACGATGGTGGATTTTGGTTAACTGGACAATCAAATTTTGATTGTGGGATAAACCCAGGTCACAATGCAGGAAGTAACGGTGCTCAACTTTGGGCAGCATGGGGTAATTTGTGGACATCTGCTGGGCCCAATGCTTGGTGGGTTACTGCTCAAGGTATTATGGTTTGCAAAAATACACCTACATTCCATAAGGGAATGGAAGTTTATGGTCGGTATATCGATATGCACGGAAATGATATTCAAGGTGATAAATCTGGTGGTGGCAAAACAACTGTAGTTTGGTGGAGTCAAATTAATAAAGCTAATAGTTCTTCTTCTGATAAACGTTTAAAAACTAACATCAAACCAACAAAAGTCAAAGCGTTAGACACACTTAACAACATTGAAATGGTTGAGTTTGTCTGGAAAAAAGATGGTAAGTTTGAAAAAATCGGAGCTATTGCTCAACAGGTTCAAAAGGTAGAAGAAAGCTTTATTGTCAACGATATGGACGATAAACAAACTTACAACGATTATCTAAGAATTAAATACTACGACACTATTCCTTACCTAATCAAAGGTATCCAGGAATTATCTACCGAAAATCAACAACTAAAATCACAACTTAAAGAAATGAATGAAAGACTAACTAAACTGGAGGATAAAATCAATGGCAACTTATAAAAAAAACTATGCACGTGCCACTTACGACAGCAACGGAGGAGTGCTGACAACCATCGTCAGTATATTTAGTACTAGCGGTGGAACGGTGATTGAAACCACGCTAAAAGGTGACCATTTAACGAAGTCAGAAGATGAAATAGTACAACTGGCTTTAGAACAGTTTTATCAAGATACTTACCCTAATAAAGCTGAAAATGAACGATTTACTAAGGTTGATGAAAAGCTAAAAGTACTGGATACTAAACTAGCTGAAATGGATAAGATGAAAAAAGAACTTGAAATCACACAAGGTTCTTTAATGGATTTAATCACACAAATGAGTGGAAGTTTGGAGGATGAACACCATGAGGATAATACACAACCTAAAAATACAACTGAAGGAGGTGACAGTAATGATGGCAATGCTATTCGCAATTAATATCGCAAAAGGTAAACGTACATTTGCACAAGTACCTAAATTCCTTAAAGATAAAGTCAGAGAATGCTTAATCGATATGGATTTAGAACATTTAGCTAAAGAGGGGGCTTAAAGCCCTCTTTTATTTTACACAGAAAGGAGACGTAATGCTTGAGAATATTTTAGTTATCGTATCACAAGTGGTAACGGTGGTGATTTTACCCGCTGTTAAATGGTGGTTGGATAAAGGCAACAAACAACTTGTAGGGCAAATTGAAAGCTTAAATAAGGAAGTAAAAAAAACACAAACTCAAGTTGAGGAAGTAACTCAAATAGGGTTGCAAAATAGGAGTTCAAATAAAAGCATAATGTCTTATCGACTTCATAAGGAGTTTGGAGAAGCCTTGATTAAAGGATACACTACTACCGATGATTTTGAAGAGTTATCTGGACTTTATGCAAATTATAAAGAAATAGGCGGAAACGGGAAGATAGAAGCCTTATATAACAGATATAGAAAGTTACCTATTAGAAAGGAATAAGAAATGAAAAAATTAATTAAAATAGATTTTGAAAACACTACAAGAGAACGTAAAACTGAAGATAGCTATTCAGAATTATATTCTTATGATAAAAATAACGGATCATTTGAGTTTGAGATATTAAATGACACGCTAACAACTGAACAAGTTACAGCATTATTCAAATTTACAGAAAGTAATAAAATCTGGAAAACTACTGGAACGGTAGAAGGTAACAAAGTAAAAGTAACGTTTGATACTACTTTAATTACTCAAAATGAAACTGTAATTTGTTATCTTTATTTTGATGAAGAACAAAGAACTTCTGACACATTCAGATTTAAATTCAAAGTCAAAGTATCTGAAATTGATAAGATGAGTCGTTATGAAGTCAAAGAAAGATTTATCAACAATACTGTTATTGTTGACAGATTAGACGTTGTGACAAAAACTGAGTTACAGGAAGCGTTGAAAAATGTTGGTGGAGTGGCAACAGAGGGACTACTAACAGAAGTTAAGGCTGAAGAGACTTATGCTAAGAAGTCAGAAGCAGTAGATAATACTAATTTTGAATTAGTGAAGAATAGAGTACTAGCATTAGAATTGAAGACTGATAAGGATACAATATATGATGATAGCGAATTAAAAGAACGACTTACAACGCTTGAGAATAAAGCCCCTGTAGATTTATCAAACTATGCTACTAAACAAGAATTAGCTAACGTTAGTGGTAGTCAACCATTAGCTGACAACCTTGTGACTAAAGAGGAACTAGAGAACAGACATTACATTTCAGATGTAAGTAATCTAGCTACTAAGGATGAATTAAACGAGGTTAGGAATAGTCAACCAACAGTTGACACTTCACATTTAGTTACTAAAGATGAATTAGAGAGTAAAGGATACTTAACAACACATCAAGACTTAACAGAATACGCTAAGAAGTCAGAACTATACAACGATAGCGATTTAAAAGCACGTGTTGAAGTGCTAGAACAAAAAACGGATAAAGACACAGTATATGACGATACACCTCTTAAGGAACGTGTAACGGCTTTAGAAAGTAAAGCCATTGAAGGTGGAGCGTATGACGATAGCGATTTAAGAAATCGTGTTGTAGCGTTAGAAACTAAAGAAGATAAAGATACTAAATATGATGACACAGAAGTAAAACACAGACTTACTGAACTTGAAAATAAGCCTGCTGTTGATACTTCTGTTTTTGTTACTGATGAGAAATTAAACAGTAAAGGATATCTAACTGAACATCAAGATTTAACACCGTACGCTCTAAAATCTGAAATACCGCAACCATACAATGATACTCCATTAAATGAACGTATTACAGCATTGGAGAATAAACCAACAACTGGTGGTAGTGTTGATACTTCTAATTTTGTAACTAAAGAGGAGTTAGCAGATGCTACACCTGCTACTTTATATGAAATATATAGAACAGACACGCTTAAGGAAACATTAGATGAACACGTTTCTTTTATAAATCCTAGAAACGTTGCTAGAGACGCAGGAAAGATTTATCTAAATCCATCGAGTCTTGTTCCTAAAGTGTTTAAAGGAGATATTGGTAATGAAAAAACAGTTGACTTAGATGTTGTTATGTATTCAGTAGCAAATTCATTGCCTGATGGATACACATTGTCTGATGTTGAAAATGATATTAATAACAAAGTAACTTTCTTATCAAACAAAAACTTCGCTGAAGTTGTACCAAAAGACGAGTTAAAAAATATCATAAGAGAAGTAGGTGGTGCTGGCGAGACTGTAGATACGTCACACTTCATTACTAATGAAATTCTTGAAAGCAAAAACTATTTAACACAACATCAACCATTAGACAATTTAGTTACAAAAGAAGAACTAAACAGTAAAGGTTATGTAACTGATGAAGCACTTAACAGTAAGGGATATTTAACTGAACACCAAAATATTTCACATCTAGTGACTAATGATGAACTAAATAGTAAAGGTTATTTAACTGAAGAAGTGTTAAACAGTAAAAACTATCTAACAGAAGATGTGTTAAACACTAAAAATTATTTAACTCAACATCAAGATTTATCTAGTTTAGTGACTAGGCAAGAACTAGAGAATAAACATTATTTAACTGAACACCAACCACTTTCACACCTTGTTACTACTAGCGATTTAGAAGTGTTGAGAAATATAAGTGTAAATAAAGCTGAATTTAACTCATTCAAAGATAATGTTGTTACAAAAACTGAATTAGCTGAAAAAGGTTATTTAACAACCCAATATGATGATACCGATGTTAAGAATAGGATACAGGCATTAGAAAATAGACCAACGACAGGTGGAACTCAAATTCAAGATACTGGGTGGTTAAAAGTAAGTGGTGAAAATGCAATCGCTGAAAATATTGTAGAAATTAGACGTATCGCAAATACTGTGCACGTTAGATTTAGAAATGAAAACGGTGATTTTATTATTGTTGAGAACATCTATTCTATACTAGATAAAGAAATTAGTGGTGGTTTTGGGTCAGTTACAAATAATTCGCCTATTTTTTCATCAAAAAATAATCGAGAATTGGGAAGAATTATTACAAATGTATCTGACAACCGTATAACAGTTGAGTTAAGTATTGATGTAGAATTATCGGTTTCTAAATCCGTATATATTAACGAATTCTCTTATATTACCGATGAACCGTTCCCAACAAACTTACATTAAGGAGGACAAACAAATGGAACAATTACAAGGATTACAACCAGCGTTAGTATTCTTAATAGTAACGCTTTTAGGAATGTTAGGGAAGTTTTTAAAAGAGTCGAAATTCTTCCCTAATGAAATGATACCTAACATTTTAGGTGTGGTAGGTGGACTAATAGGAACTATCCTATTCAAAGATCCGACAGCAATTACTTTAGGTTTTAGTGCAGTTGGATTACATCAGTCATATAAACAGACTGTAGGAAATAACTCTAAAATTGATAATTCAGAGAAATAATGATATAATTTAGTTATCAATCCCCCTGTTCCTATATAGGCAGTTACGACTGACACAGGGGCTCTTTTTGTAATTGTCAATAGAAAAAATTGACAAAAAGTAAAGTTTATATTAAAATAAATTATGAGCTAGAAAGAAGCCTTTTAACCGTCTTTCCAGTCTCGACCCGTTTAAACGCAAATAATCTATAGTGATATAGAGGTGTAATAGAAGCACGTTGCACCGCTTGGCAGAGCTTAAGAACTGTTCCCTTGCGATAAGCCTAAGAAGCACAACAGTAGGGAGTTAGTTGTTCCACTATCAACAACTAATCGATTGTCCCGTACGGAGACTACTTCCGTTCCGTGCTTATTTTTTTATCTTTATAAAGGAGGTTGTATGGATAGTGATGCAACATTACAAAGCACATTAGAAGATTATCAAGAAAAATTTTGTAATAAAAAATGTTTGTTAGAGTTGAATTATAAAAAGATGAATGATGTAAAGGTTGTATTTAGTGAAACTGATTTACATCATCTATTAGGACTTCACTATGTTTTACCTAAGAATATTTACGCTAATAAAAGTATAGAAATGATAAAAAATAATGAATTATTGATTTCTGATTTATCTGAACATCAAGATTTTTTCAAGATGTTTTCTAGATTCAAGAATTATAATTTTATTGAGAAAGTATTTTACGGTAAAGAAATAAATATATGTGTTGTAGATAAAGATATCCCTAGAAATGGTATGAAATTAAATTTAGTGGTATATGAAACAACTGGAAGAACTGCTATAGTATTAGGTTTAAGAAAAATTAATGATTCTTATAAACTGGTTACTTTGCATGAAAGTGATTCTAGAAAATATAATAAAACTCGTAGAACGACAATTAAAAATATAAAATGGTTAGACTAAGTAAATTCTTAGTCTTTTTATTATGCAAAAATTAGGAGGATAAAATAAATGGTAAGAACAAGTGAAATTGTAAATGAAGCAGAAAGAATAGCAAACTTAGGTATCGGAGTAGACCAAGACGGAGCTTATGGAACACAATGTGTTGATTTACCGAACTATCTATCAGTATTGTTTTTTGGAAAAGCACTTTGGGGTAACGCTATTGATTTACTAAATAGTGCAGCTGCATTAGGATATACAGTTGAGTATAATGATGCAGGGAACTTAGATAGTAAACCTAGAGCAGGAGCAGTATTTGTAATGGATACTACTTATATCTATGGACATCCGTTCGGACACACTGGAGTAGTAACAAGAGATAGTGATGGTTACACTATGAAGACTATCGAACAAAATATTGATGGTAATGCAGATAGTTTATACGTAGGTGGACCAGCACGATACAACGAACGTGATTTTAATGGTATTGTAGGTTGGTTCTACTTTCCAACAGATGATACAGCAGCTGGAGAAGTTAAATTAAACACTGATTTACAGTCCTTACCAACAGTACGTGTATATACTGTAGGAGTAGATAAACTTAACATTAGAAATGCACCATCTACTGATGCAGAAATCGTAGGAACTTATGAAGCAGGAGAAGAGTTTAACTATATGGAATTTTGTTATACAGAAGGATATGAATGGTTATCTTACATTTCTAATAGTGGTGTAAGACGTTATGTGGCTTCTATGAACTTAGAAACTGGAGAAACGTTTGGTACATGGAGAGAAAAGTAACTGACTGAATAGATCATAAAAATATTAGAGCCCTTACTTAATAAGTAGGGGCTTTTTTTATAAAAAAATTTTAGTCAAACTTTGATTATCATAAAATCGTATGTTAAAATATATTTAGTTGGTATTACAACCTAAACTTTCTTTTAATAAAAGTTTTTCAAGACGGGACGCTAGTTCTCCTTGTAAATATTATTTTTGGTTAATACGATGTATCATAATAACAAAATAGCGTCCGCAGTCGGTTTTCCTTCCATAAAATAAATAGCAAACATTTTTTTCAACCTCCTAACGGGGGTTGTTTTTTTATGGGGAAAAAAAAGGGAAAAAGTATCTAAATACTTGCTTTTTAACAAAAAACTTAAAAAATACCGAGATACTTTTTAAATTACCTTAAATGTGCTATAATATACTGGTAAATATACA